GACCCATACCATAGTTGCTCGCCCATGTTCTCATGTGGCTGAAGACGTCTAACGTCGAGCGGAAATTAATCCCTATAGATTAGGGGTGTTTCAAAATCACAGATCCAGAAAAAGTTCATCCCCTCGAAAGGAGTTTGTTTCTTCCATCAACTTTGATAGGGAAACCCAAGCTCTCACATTACGTTTATACTTTTCATCCCGAGCTGACTCGGAAAGTTTAACCATAACAGAGGAAGGAGTCAAGAAGTAGGTAGACAGATCCATAAAACTTTCATCTGTTTCTACAACCTGTATGTGCTGGTGACCGGAGTTATACTCACGGAAACCCTTGTGCCAGATTGGTCTAGCCTGAATCGGCTGGGCTGAAGGTACTTTGCCAACAGCGAAGGAACGATTATGACCGTCAAAAATTGACATGGCGATCATTACATCACTTCGACTGGGACCACAAACGTGGCCAGTTTTGGTAACCATATAGGAGCGAACAATTTCATCGAAATCATCACCGCCACCATAAATCACCAAAGGCATCAAACCCACACCCCCCAACGATTCAGGAATATACCAAGGAATATGGAGATTTTTCAGTAATTTAGAATTCTTACGGAGAAACTGATTGTGTACTTTGAGACGCAGATCACGTGGACAACTTCTAAGAAGTGCATGGTGACTCTGACCAATAGTAAACACAAAAGGATCCGTTGTATCTACAGCATCTGTTTGATAACCACCAGTTCCACTACGGGTCATACCATTGACCAATCCCATATTTACATAAGGGATATGAATAAATTCTCCAGAAGGAGATAATTCAAAAGAAGTGGAGTTGATGTTACAGAACGAAGCGTGTGAATATGTTTTTCCCAGACTTGGAATTAGCCCTGCAACAGCAGCGACTTCCTCCCAAACTGGTGAAAATTGATCTGATCCACGGACCAGACCATCATCCCCGTTGACTAACGCGGGAATGTTATCTAGAGTATAAGATCGCTTTTCAGAAATCTCAAGCGCTAGACGAATCACAGCTAAGTTGATAATACAAAGAATAATAAAAGACATAATAGATCCCATGAGCTGACCCCAAACCTGTGGAACAGGTTCTTCGGTAATAGGGTGCTCTATCAAATGACCAACCAGTGCCTTAATGCACAGTTCCCGATAATCATCAGATAATCCCACAGCATCACAAATTATATTCATACAATAACGAGATAGATCAGGGTTCAAAAGGTCAGTTGCACTCGTATAATCAAGCGAATGAAATAAACCGGGAACCTTGTCAAAGACCTTCTTGAGTTGGGCGGGCGTTGGAAACGGCTCACCTAACAACATAAAAGGTCGCAACTTTCTCATTATTTTATGAAGAAATTTCTGTACTGGCCTAAGAACGAAATACGTGAACGGTGGACCCTTTGAAATGGTCCTATTCTTCAACGCTTCGGGTAATGTTACCAAGGAGACTAAAGCCTCCTCTTCTTTTGCACAACAAAATGCTTTATCATAGGCTTCCGAATAAATTTCGGTCACAGAGCTTCTAAACTCCGGCTTTACCTTGTAAAACACTTTGTCTTCATCCTCAATCTCATCATCACTAACTTTAACTAACGCATTTCCATAGAAACTTCGCATATAATTCTGAGGGACATGATCCGTAAGGATCTTGTCCTCAAAGAGTACTCCAAATGTACCAAACTCTGAACGAGCTGAGGTATAATTGGCTTTAATGGAAGGAGCATATGGAATCTTAAGATCACTAGGAAGAATTCTGTGGTGACCAAAGATTTCAGCAACCGTCCGACGAATTTCGAAAGTGATTGTGTCGATACTCGCCAACTCGGAATGCTTAGGTGGGTGCGTTGTAGTTAAAACTTCAAATGTCTCCAATTTAGCCCTGTTCTGGGCCGCCTTGTCTGGTCGGGGCATTCCTTTCTTTGAATAAAGGATACCTACAGCGAAAGATAGGGCACGGTTTGACTTCATAATAAGTCTAATGAACCGTCCTAAAGTTCCGCCCGCCAACTGGCTGGGTACATCATCACAAGCAAATGGCTTCGCCGGTAATGTGCATTCCAAGTGGGATGACATAAAAGCAGCTAATTTGTATTTCAAAAACTTCACCCACCCACACTTCACTGAGCATAATTGCCAGTGTGTGAGAGTAGACTCAGTATTGAAGGCCTTCTTTCTAAAGCCGAATAATACAGCATAGTCTATTAGCACTGTAAGAGATAGAGAGAGCTTTTCCATAACGGCAGCTGAACGAGCTGTCGGGAGGGTTCTTCCTACCATAGGACCAGAAGATTCAAGTAGTGTTCCAACTGTAGAGATGATGGAGTCACCAACACACGATTTCCTCGAGTATAAATCCTTTAATAAGGCGACTCGGGAACAAGTGCTTTGGCTATCCAAATTTTCTCCCACATTCGGGGACTTCACTTCTTCTGGATCAGTGACCATGATAACGTTTGACTCTTGAACTGAGTCAGTCGATAGCGTCATGATT